CCCTTTCCCTGTCCGCTTCCGCACCCCATGAAAAAAACCAGGATCGACCCTGACTCTCTCCCGCCACGCCCAACTGCAAGAGGTCGCCGATGAGGCGCGCGCGTCCGCCGACTTCGGGCCGGCCGTCGCGGCGCTGAAGGCTGCCCAAGCGCTTGAGGCGGAGGCCACCCTGGCCGCCGAGGCGGAGACGTGGGCCCGGCGCCCGAAGTCCGAACAGCTCAAGCGCATGGTTGGGCTCGCCATCGCGAAGGGGTCGTTCATCGCCGCCGAACGCCTCCTGAAAGAGCAAGAGCGCGCCGAAGAGGAAGAGCGCGGCACCGCCACCGCCGCCGAGCGCGAGGCAGACGAGAGCACCCCGGACGCGCACCTGATCGCCGCCGCCGTCGACCCGCTGGCCGCGCTCCCCCGCGCCTTGGCAGTCGAGGCCCTGCGGCAGCTTGCGGCGCGCCTCCACCTGCCGGCCACCTACGCGGACGGCAGCCCCATCGAACCCCTGGGCGGCGAATGACCACGCCTGCCGCGCCACAGGGCCCCACGGCCGCGCCCGCTCCGCCGACGGCTCCACACACACGCGCGGCGCTGCTCGCGGCCCTGGAGGCCACAGCGGCCGCCACAGAGCGCGTCGCCGCCAAGGTGCGCCGAAACCCCGGCGGCTACATCCGCTGGCTCCCGCGCCAAGACCGGTTCCTGCGGGACCAGTCGCGACGCAAGCTCATTCGCGCGGGCAACCAGCACAGCGGCAAGACAACCGTCGCGCTCTACGAGGTGATCTGTCGGTGTCTTGGGAAGCACCCGTACTTTCAGGTCAAGCGCCCACCGATCCGGTGTTGGGTCGTGTGCGCGCGCCTTGAGCAGTCCATCCCGATCCAACAGAAGTTCGTGGACCTTCTGCCGGACGGCGTTCTGGCGAACCTTGACCGGTTCGATCCCGGCGGCGGCTTCCGCAACGAGTCGCGCGAGGCCGTCTTCAAGAACGGCAGCCGCGTAAAGTTCATGACGACCGGGCAAGATCCTATTGCTTTCGCGGGCGCAACCCTTGACCTTGTGCTCTTCGATGAGCCCCCGCCGCCCGCGGTCTGGCATGAGGCCAACAAGCGCATCATGAAGAAAGCCGGCTACATGCTGGCGTCCCTGACGCCAATCCACGGCGGGCCGATGGACTGGTTGCAGGCGATGACCGAGAAGTCCCCGCCTGTCGTCAAGGACATATGGGAGCCGCTGCGCGCCGAGTCATTCATCCCTGTCGGCTCCCGCGAGCCGCTCATGCTGGACGACGGCACGCCGCTGAATGAGGCGTTCATCAAGCAGCTTGAGGAGGAGGGCGATCCGTTCTTCAACCCCGTGACGATCCACGGCGAATGGAACCCTCGCACCACCGGCCAAGTCTTCGAGCGCTTCAGCCCGATGGAACACGTCGTCGGCACCTTCGCCTCAGGCCCCGGCGAGGACTGGCGCGTATGCGTCGGCGTCGACCACGGCGAGCTGGTCGGTAAAGAGTGTGCCGTGCTGTCCTTCGTCCTGAAGCAGCCGGACGGCCAAGACCGCGTCTTCGTCGCAGCCGAATACATCGGCGGCGCCGACCAAACCGTTGAGGCCGACGCCGAGGGCATCCTGGCGATGCTGGCCCGGTGGTCGCTCGACTGGTCGCACGTCGACAGCGCGTGGGGCGACAAGACGACCACGGACAGCGTGTACCGCGCGAAGGGAAACACGGACCTGATCGCCGCGATCCGCAAGGTGCTGGAGCGCAAGAAGCGCGGAGCCTCGCGCGTCGTCACCAAGCGCAACGAGTTTCAGCAGGTCAAGACCGGTGAAGGCCGCGCACAAGGCAGTGTCAACCTGGGCTATAAATACCTGAACCAGCGCATCCTCCACCGCGGGCAGTTCGCAGTCCACGAGTCCTGCCGCACGCTGATCAAGGCGCTGCAAGAGTTCGACAGCCACCCAAAGCATCCGGGCAAGGATGTGATCGACGCGCTGCGCTACAGTCTGAACGACAGCGTGTTCGAAGGCCGCCGCATCGTCCACGTCCCCCGCCTTGACGCAACCCCGAGGTAGCCATGCCCCGCCGTTCCATCGCCCGCGCCCGCCGCGCCGCCTTCTTCGCCTTGGCCCTGCCCGCCTGCGGCCCCGACGACACCGACCACGCCGACGACACAGCCCCCGCCGCAGCGCCGACCGAGGGCACCGTGGCCATCGTCGTTATCCCCGTCATCAGCCCCGAGCCCCCCGCGCTCCCCCTGCCGGGCCCGCTGGTCAGCCTGTACGGCTGCCGCGACACCGACAGCGACGACGACACCCCGGACCTGTGCGAAGCCAACGACTGGACCGTGAGCCCCGACGGCGCGACGCTGTACCCGTCCGGCCCGCTTGCGGATAGCTATCGGATCGCCTACCTGCGCTGATCGCGCCGCCGTGCTACACTGACGCCGAGGGCTACCCGTGGACGCTGTCACCAACGCCGCACTCGCCGCCGATGCCGCCCAGCGGTCCATTCCGCTCCCCGCCGGCGACGTCGAATACCAGCGCATCCGCGCGACCCGCGCCCGCCGGTCGATGCTGGAGGGCACCTGGGCGCAACTGTTGGCCGAGCGCGAGGCTGCCGTCCTTGGCGTCGCCCGCGCACTGATGCAGGCGGACCCCAGCCTCAGCATCAACCCCTTCAAGGCCGTCTGCCGTGCCCTGTCGGTTCTCTACGACTCCCCGCCGGGCGTGCAGCACGCCACCGCAACCGCCGCCGACCTGCGCAACCTGACCCGCGCCCTGACCGAAAGCGGCCTGTGGCCGATGATGCAGCGCGTCCAACAGTACACGTTGGGCTTGCGCGAGATGTTCGTCCACGCCGCTGTCAACCCTGACAGCGGAAGCCTGCGCGTGCGCGCCGTCTATCCAGACCTCGTCATCGCCCGCGCCGCCGAGGGCACCCCGGACCAGCCCGCGCGCATCGAAGAGCTCCGCCTGCGCTCCACCGCCTACCTCCGCGAGCGCGGCGTGGCCGGCGGGGTGACGGTCGGCGATCAGACGTGGACCGTCGACGTCTACGACCTGACCGGCCCGCAGCCGTACCACGCTGTTTGCCTTTACGCGCCAAACCCGACCCCCGGATCGTGGGGCCTGGGCGCCGACATGACGACGGCGATCTACGGCCGCACGATGACCGGCCCTGACTACCCGTGGCGCGCGACCCCCACCGTCCGGCAGATCGCGCAGGCCGAGCGCGCCGGGCAGACCCCGGAGGGCACGCCGGTCCTGCCCTACGTGATCTACCACGCCGCCCCGAACGGTGACCGTCTCTTCGACCCCTTCGACTGGCAAGAGATCGTCGACGGCACGCTGACCTGCGCCGTGCTCCACGGCTTCCTTCTGCACACCTTCGCCGATGCAAGCTGGCCGCAGAAGTACCTGATCGGCGGTGTTCCCGCTGGCGCCGCTGTCACGATGGCCACCGAAGAGGGCCAGCGGCGCAGCTACATCCCCGCCGACCCCACGTCGGTCCTGATGGTCGACGTCCTCCCCGGCTTCACTGGCCAGCCCAGCGCGGGCCAGTTCGCGGCGGGCGGCGACATCGCCGTCCAAGAGCAGGTCTTGGGCAACCTGATCAGCGCACTCATGGAGAGCGCCGGCATTAGCCCGTCCGACGTCCAACGCCTGTCCGGCAACGCCCGGTCCGGCGCCGCCATCGCGCTGACCAACGAGGGCAAGCGCGAGCTGCAGCGCCGCTACCAAGCGATCTTCGAGGCCGCAGACCAGCGCCTCGTCCGCTTGGCCGCCATCCTGCTCAACCGCTACAGCGACGCTGTCGAGCTCGCCGCCGAGGCCGAGGGCGCGCCAATCCCGCCCCGCTACCGCTACCCGGAAGGCGGCTACGCGCTGACCTACCCCCGCATCCCCCGCAGCCCCGACGAACTCAAGGCCCACCGGGAGCACGTCATGTCGCTGCTCTCCACGGGCTTCTACAGCAAAGCCGAAGCCTACGCCGCACTCCACGACGTGCCGCTGGACGTCGCCGAGCGCCGCGTCCGCGAGATCGCCGCCGAGGCCGCCCCGCCGCCCGTGCCGATGCCGGCCGCCCCGGCGCCCGCGCAGCCCGCCCGCCGCACCGCCGCACCCGCCTCGGCCGCCGCGCCGGCCGTGATGGAGCGCGACAGCCTGCGGGACGCAATCGAGGACGCGCTCGATGAAATCGACGATGGGGCCAGCCCCGCCGAGATCCGTGCGATCCTGGCCGACCTGATCGACGAAGCCGAAGACGACGCCGCGGACGAAGAGACCGACGACCCGGCTACCAACCCCCCGGAGGACGCCGGTGCCTAAGACCGCAACGCCTCCCGCCGACGTCCAGGCCGCCGCCCGGCGGGGCCTTGACCTGCGCGCAAAGCAGACCCCATCCAACCGCGGCGGGACCAAGATCGGCCTCGCCCGCGCCCGGCAGCTTGCCAACGGGCAACCCGTCAGCCTGTCCACGCTGCGCCGGATGACTTCGTTCTTCGCCCGCCACGAGGTCGACAAGAAGGGCGAAGGCTGGGGTGTCGACAGCAAGGGCTATCAGGCGTGGCTCCTGTGGGGCGGCGACGATGGCCGCGCCTGGGCTACCCGGCAGATCGCCCGCTTGACCCGTAAACCCCGCACTTCCTGATCCACCCACCATCGGAGAGCCCCGATGTCCGACACCGAAGCCAAGATCCCGATCTCCCGCCTCAACGAAGAGATCGCCAAGCGCAAAGAGTTGGAGGTCGACTTGGCCCGGCTCAAGGTCGACCTGACCACTGCGCAGGCATCCGCTGCAGAGTCTGACGCCCTGCGCGCACAGCTTGCCAAGGTCACCTCTGAGCATGACACCTTCCGCGCCGGCGTCGACGCAGGCATCACCGACCCCGAGGGCTTGGACCTCGCGCGCTGGTTCTACGACAAAGTCCCCGCCGCCGAGGACGGCACCCGCCCGACCTTCGCCGCCTACTTGGGCGGCCTGAAGTCCGACCCGACCGCGCGCCCCAAGGCCCTGACCGGCTACTTCACCGATGCCCCCGCAGCGGCCCCCACGCCCGCCGGCACCCCCGCCGCCCCGCCGGCCGGGCAGACCCCCGCCACGCCCGCGCAGGCCGCCCCCAAGCCCGCCGCGCCCCGCAGCGCCGCGCCCCTGCCCGCCGCCAACACCGGCGCCGTCCCGCAGGCCACGCCGGCCCCCACGCCCACGGGCTGGACCGGGCAGGCTGCCGCGGCCCTTGACCGCACCGCCTACGGCGCCAACCGCGCCGAGCTCCTAAAGGCCGCCGACGCCGCCTTGGGCGGGATGCTCGGGCGCCGATAGCCACGATGCGGCAGGGTTGCGCCCCGGCGCGCCCTGTGCTACCCTTGCCATGAAGGCCCACGGTCGCGCCGTGTAACAAATGCGTAAGGCCGGAAGAGACAGCACTTCCCCCCTTCGCATTTGGAGGCCCCGTGGCCAACGAGATCCTCGCCGCATCGTCCGACTTCCTTGTTGCCAGCGTGCTTGAGCAGGAGATCCTGACCAAGCTGAACTCCCTCCTGAACCTGCGCGGCTCCCCCGCCCTGGTCGACTTCTCGCCGATGGCCTCGCGCGGCAGCCTCGTCCTGGCGATCCCCCTCGCCGGCTGGGACAGCCTCGTGATGACCGCCCCCGGTGAGGCGACCGGCGTCAGCAACAGCGCGCTCGACAGCGATCAGATCACCCTGACCATCGCGCGTCAGGCGATCCAGATGGAGGTCAGCGACGAGCTCCTCGTGTCGTCCCTCGGCGGCGCGATGTCGACCGAGCGCCTCGCGCAGAGCGCGGTGTCGGCCTACATCAACCGCCACAACGACCTGACCGTCGGACTCTTCGCCGGCGTCACCGCGTCGACCGGCACCAGCGGCGCCGACCTGACGCTGGACGACATCGTCGACGCGACGCAGACCCTGCTCCGCGCCAACAACGTCGACAGCCTCTACTGCATGTTGCACGGGCAGCAGATGGGCGACCTGCAGAACAGCCTCCGCGGCGAGGGCGGCGCGCTCTCCTTCTCCGCCCCGACCGCCGCGATGATCGAGGCCAAGGGCAAGGGCTACGCCGGCAGCTACCTCGGCGTCGACTTCTGGACCAACAACCGCGTCGCGACGGCCAACGCCGGCGCCGACCGCGCGGGGTGCATGTGGTCCCGCGGCGCCTTCGGGTACGCCGAGGCCACCCACCCCCTGTCCGCCCTCCGCGGCTCGCTCAACCCGCAGATCGTGTCCCCGGTCGTCGTCGAGTTCGAGCGCACCGGCAGCAGCGGTCTCAACAAGGTCATCGCCTCCGCCTTCCTTGGCGTCGCGATGGTCGAGGACGCCCGCGCCGTCAAGATCGTCACCGACGCCTGATCGGCGTGCCACCCGGCGGACGGCTCACCCCGTCCGCCGGGCCGGCCGCGGGTCCGGCTCAACCCGCCCCCATTCGTCCACCCCCCATCGGAGAGCCCCGATGCCCTTGCCCACCACCGCACGCCGCGCCGCCGAGGCCCCCATCGCGGGCCAGTCCGTCGGCTCCCTCACCACGTCCGAGCGCGTCCGTCTGGACCCCTCGCCCGCGTTCCTGCTGTCGTGCTCGCCCGAGAGCTACGAGCTCAGCGAGATCGACGGCGAGCCCGTGTACCTGCCCACGGTCCAGAAGCACGACGTGTCGCCCGGCAGCAACGGCGTCGACAAGGGCGGCGGCATCGCGCACTTGGCCTCCAACCTGCACACCCGCGGGCAGGTCTTGATCCAGCCCCACCAGTGCCCCGGCGATCTGACTCCCGACGGCGCCCCCGGCTACCTGCGCCGCTACGAGGGCACGCAGGGCGCGATCCACCTCGAGGCGTGGGTCCAGGTCGTCAAGGCCCCCGGAAACAAGCACGCCGCGCAGCTCACCAAGCCCAACGAGCAGCTCTTCCGCAAGTGGCGCATGTGGCTGATGGAGCAGGGCATCGTCCCCTTCCCGTCCGAGGACTGGATCCAACGCTACGAAGACCGCCTCGGCGAGCGCGCCCTGCGCCGGGCCACCCAAGCGTCCGCCCCCGAAGTCAAGGCCCAGCGCGCCGCCGAGGCCGATGCGCAGTTGAAGCGGTCCCGCAAGGCCCGCGCAGCTGTCGAGGTGGCCAATGGGTGAGAACCCCGCCGCCCGCCGGGCGATGGATGAGGCCACCCGCCGACTTGTCAACGAAGGCGTGCGCCCCGACCGCGCCGCCGACATGGCCCGCGAGAGCGCCATCCGGATCGACATCCGCGAACAGGGTGGGAAGCCGCCCCCGCGCCGGCCGGACGCCGGCAACACCCCGCGGCGCTAAGCCGCGCCCGGACACCCCGGGCGGGAGACCCTCATGCCCAAAGGCCCCCTCCGCTTTCGCGACACCGTCGGCGCCGCCTTCCGCAAGCTGACAATCTGGACGGCCGCCACCGAGGCCACCGTCGCCACGTCCCCCACCGTCACCAGCGGCAGCGGCGCCCCCAGCGCGTCGGAGCCGAACGGGTCGGTGTACATGCGCACCGGCGGCGCCGCGGCGACGACCCTCTACCTGCGCGTCAGCGGCGCGTGGGTCGCGGTCGGCGCGTCGGTCATGCCGTCCGCGTCGGTCTTCCTCAGCGATGAGGTCACCGGCAACGGGTCCGCGCAGAACACCGCGCACGGCCTGGGCACCACCCCCGCCCTTGTCTTCGCGATCCCGTCCAATCTGACCGGCGGGCCGTGCGTCGTCACCTACGGCACCCACACGTCGACCAACGCCATCGTGACCGTCACGACCGGCGAGAAGTACCGCGTCGTCGCCTTCAAGTGACCCGCAGCGCCGGAGGGTAGCCCGTGAGCAGCACAGCCTATCAGGCCCGGTTCGCCGGCCCGACCCTGATCGAGAAGGGCCGGGACACGGTGATCACCTGCCCGGTCTACCTGTCCGGCGCGCTTGTCGCCCCGTCCGCTGTCGTCGTGTCAATCTGGACCGCCGCCTCCGCCCCTGTGGTCGCGGCCGCGTCGGGGTCGGTGGTGGGCTCAGTCGCCACCTACACGGTCCCGGCCGCGTCCACCTCGGGCCTGCCCTACGGCGCGGACTGGCGCATCGAATGGACCCTGACCCTGTCCAGCGTCGCCGAGGTCATCCAGACCGACGCAGCCTTGGTCCGCAACGCCATCCGCAACCCGGTCACCGACGTCGACCTGTACGCCCGTGAGCCCGCCCTTGACCCCAACGGGTCGGCGCCGATCCACAGCCTGTCCAACTTCCAGACGTTCCTTGACGACGCTTGGAAGACGCTCCTGAACCGGCTCCTCACTGACGGGCAGTACCCGTGGAAGATGCCGTCCGCGGCGGTCCTCCGCGAGACCATGCTGGCCCTGACGCTGCACCGGGTGTATCAGTCCTTCACGACCGGCCTCAACGACGCCTATGGCAAGACCGCGGACGCCTACCGCCGGGACTACCACGAAGCCTACCGGTCCATCCGATACAGCGAAGTGATCGACCCTGACCAGCCGAGCGTCACGTCGCAGAAGGTCGCGGCGATGCCGGTGTTCTTCCTTGGCCAGCCGAAGCGGAGGGCCTTCTGATGTCCCTGACCGTCGCGGCCCTGATCGACCGGATCGGCGACCACCTGACCGCTACCCTGCCCACGTCCCCCGACAGCGCGCGGTGGACCCGTAGCCGCTTCCTGCCCCCGCAGTTGGGGCAGGACACCGAGGCCAAGATGGCCCGCGCGTGGTCCGTGTGGGCCCCGGCAAGCGCACGCATCCCGCCCGCCGAACGCCAGAAGCTCTCCGAGGGCACGCACGTTGAGACCACCGTCGAGGTCGGCTTCAGCCGCCCCCTACGCGCCGACGGCACCGCCGCTGACTTTCAAGCCGCCCTCGCCGAAGAGGACGTGCTACGATTGGCCTGCGCGGGCATCACCCGGACCAGCCTCCCCCGCTTCACCCTGACCGGCTCGACCCGCACCGTGAGCGGCGACAACCGGACCCTGATCACCGTCCTGACGTGGACGGCCGCCCACACAATCCCGCTCCAGTAGGAGGCCGTCATGGCTGCAAGCGTCGTCATCAAGCACTTCACCGACGGATCGATCACCCTGAAGGACGGCACCGGAACCCCGGTGACCCTGACCGTCCCGTTCAGCGCGGGTGACCTGTCCCTGTCCGGGCTGGCGCAGGACGCGCTTGGCCGGGCGACCAACGCCTACGAGTCCCGTGGCACGCTCAACAGCCTGCGCCGCGGCGCTCGCGAGTACCCCACCGTCTC